GTTCTCTAGAACTTTTACCCCCCCCCTATTCTTAAAAATTATTTTGCTAGTTATAATTTTAGGGAAGGGGTTCTTTCTAGGAAAGTACCCTAGGAATCCTGTGCCCCCACGTTGGCGCCGTACATCTGTAAGGTTTCCCAGCCATCTTCTAGCTCTTCTTCAGGGGGCGGCTTTAGGTTTTCCTTGGCATATTCCACGCCAGCCTTTATTGCGTGGTAAATTCCGGAAGATATCATGGCGGATTTTACCTTATCGCACATATCTATCGTGACCGTGGCGCTACCGTCTTCGTGCTCAACAACATCAACAACTTCTATTTTCATTAAAATCTCCCTCGTCCCTTACTAGTTATAATAACATATAACTAGTTATAATTATATATATACATAACTAGTTATAAGTAGTAAATAGTTATATACTAGTTGGGCGGGCTGATGTCTCCCCTGCCCGCAGGGGGAGTTGAGCGTGGTCCTCCCGACGCTCCTCCCCCACCTTAAGGAGAACGAATGAGCAACAAAGTTATAAACTTCCCCGGCGTTAATTTTAAAAACGATGGAATGGGGGATATAGACCCAGACGATATGCTGAAGGCTATTGCTGAGGAGTCTGTGCTAGACAGCGTTGTTGTGCTAGGCTGGACAAAGGAAAACAATTTATTTGTTGCCACCAGTGGGGAAAGCGGCCCCGAGATTATTTTTCTAATGGAGATTGCGAAGTCGGTTATTGTTAACAGATGTTTGCAGATTGAATAATGTTTACTGCCATGGTTTATGCTTGTTTGACTTTAAGTTCAGAGTCATGTCTTATCTTTAAAGATAAATGGGGACCAAGCAAAACCATCGAAGAATGCCTAAAGCGAACAAATGAAATGGCGGCGGTAGTAGCAAGTTTGGGTTATAAGCCACTGGCGTATAAGTGTGAGAGATCGGGAGTTAATACACACATCGATGAATCAGTTACAATCCGTACAAGACAAAATAAAAAACCTTCCGCTATCTGAGCAGGAAAAGTTTCTTGATCTCCTTGAGCAATACGAGGAAGCAAAGAACAAAGAAAAGGCTCGTGTAAATTTTTTAGATTTTGTAGAGATGATGTGGCCTGCGTTTATTGCTGGTCGGCACCATGAGATTATGGCTGATGCCTTTGAGCGTGTGGCGCGGGGTGAGTTAAAGCGCCTAATCATTAACATGCCGCCACGACATACCAAGTCAGAGTTTGCATCGTTCCTTTTCCCAGCTTGGTTTCTTGGGCAATACCCAGAGAAAAAGATTATTCAAACCGCACACACTGCTGAACTGGCAGTGGGCTTTGGCCGTAAGGTGCGTAACCTAATTAATCAGGATGATTTCCAATCAGTGTTTCCCGGCATTGAACTGTCTTCAGATTCAAAAGCGGCTGGGCGCTGGAATACAAACAAGAAGGGTGATTACTTTGCTATTGGTGTTGGCGGTGCTGTCACAGGTAAAGGCGCTGACGTTCTTATTATTGATGACCCGCACTCAGAGCAAGAGGCGGCAATAGGGGCTTACAACCCAGAAGTATACGACAAAGTTTACGAGTGGTACACATCAGGACCGCGACAGCGTTTACAGCCGGGTGGAGCGATCATTGTAGTTATGACGCGGTGGTCTGTTAGAGATTTGACAGGGCAAATCATTAAGTCAGCCACGCAAAGACATGGCGCTGATGATTGGGAAGTAATTGAGTTGCCCGCTATCATGCCGTCAGGAGATCCACTATGGCCCGAGTTCTGGCCTATAGATCAGTTGGAGGCACTCAAAGCAGAACTGCCTATATCCAAATGGTCTGCACAGTACCAGCAGGATCCAACATCTGAAGAAGGCGCGCTCATTAAGCGAGAATGGTGGCGTGAATGGGAATCTGAAAGCCCGCCACCGTGTGAAGCGATAATTCAAAGTTGGGATACAGCGTTTCTTAAAACGCAACGAGCGGACTATTCTGCTTGCACAACATGGGGTATCTTTAATTATCCAAATGAACAAGGTGTAAGTGTTCCAAACTTAATACTCTTGGACGCCTACAAGGAGAAACTAGAGTTCCCAGAACTTAAACGAGCCGCATACGATAAGTATTGGGAGTTTGAACCTGATCAAATGATCGTTGAAGCGAAAGCCGCAGGTACACCACTGATCTTTGAACTGAGGGCGATGGGCATACCTGTGACTGAATTTACCCCTTCGCGTGGACAGGATAAGATTGCTAGGGTAAATGCTGTTACTGATTTGTTTGCATCCGGTGTAGTGTGGGCCCCGCCAACGCGTTGGGCGGAAGAAGTTATTGAGGAGTGTGCGGCATTCCCGGCTGGAGAACATGATGACTTGGTTGACTCAACTACTCAAGCGATGCTGAGGTTTCGTCAAGGTGGATGGATTAGAAGCGCGATGGATGAATGGGATGATGAGCCAGTCTATCGAAGACCTGTGGAATACTACTAATTAAAACCAATATATGTTATATTGCAGATATAAAACTTTCTTTTAGGAATTATGAGACATGCCTGTAGAAAAACCAATGATCCCATCTGACTTAGACATTGAGGACACTGATGAGGTTCAAGTTGAAGTTGTTAACCCTGAAGCAGTCGCGATTGCTACAGATGACGAGGCCATGATCTTTGACTTTAGCGGTGAGGTAACTGATGATCTTATTGGACCTGAGCATGATGCTAACCTTGCCGAGTATATGGAAGAGGCTGACTTACAGGCGCTTGCCTCAGAACTGGTAGAAGACTTTGTCGCTGACCGCATGTCTCGCAAAGATTGGGCGCGAGCGTATGTTAAAGGCTTAGATCTGCTTGGAATGAAAATTGAAGAACGTACACAGCCTTGGCAGGGAGCGTCAGGTGTGTTTCACCCAGTTCTAACAGAAGCGATTGTAAGGTTCCAAGCACAGGCTATGGGTGAGATGTTCCCAGCATCCGGCCCTGTACGCACCAAGATTATTGGTCGCGTTAACCAAGAAAAGGTTGAGCAGGGACAGCGCGTAGAGCAGGAGATGAATTACCTGCTAACTGAAGAGATGTCTGAGTACCGTGACGAAACGGAAACGATGTTATTTAGATTGCCTTTGGCTGGGTCTGCTTTCAAGAAGGTTTACTATGACCCAATCATGGAGCGCCCATGTTCTATGTTTGTTCCTGCTGAAGATTTTGTTGTTTCTTATGGCGCCAGTGATCTTCCTACAGCGCCACGCTACACCCATGTTATGAAAAAGACAGCAAATGAGATTGTCGAACTTCAAGTTAATGGGTTTTATTTGGATGTCGATCTTCCTGATCCTGAGCCAGACTACTCAGACATCCAAGAGAAGTATGATGAAATTGATGGTGAGATGGCGGTGCTTGAAGAAGACGACCGCTTTACACTTTTAGAGATGCATGTTGACTTGAACATGCCTGAGCCTTTCGATGATCCCGACGGCATTGCTCGCCCGTATATTGTGACCATCGACAAGTCTTCACAAACTGTATTGTCTGTCAGGAGGAACTGGTATGAGGACGACCCGAAGAAAAGAAAGAGACTTCACTTTGTTCATTACAAATATTTGCCGGGCCTTGGCTTTTATGGCACGGGCCTTATTCATCTCATTGGCGGCCTTGCCAAAAGCGCTACCTCGATTCTTCGCCAACTTATTGATGCGGGTACGCTATCTAATCTCCCGGCTGGTCTCAAGGCTCGCGGTCTTCGTATTAAAGGCGATGATTCGCCTCTCATGCCGGGTGAGTTCCGTGACGTGGACGTACCGGGTGGTGCGATCCGCGATAGCATTGCATTTATTCCTTACAAGGAGCCGTCATCGGTACTATACCAACTTCTCGGAAATATCGTGGAAGAGGGGAGAAGGATTGGCTCCGTTGCGGATGTTCAAGTTGGAAACCTTAATCCACAAGCGCCAGTAGGTACAACCCTAGCCTTGATGGAACGTAGCATGAAAGTTATGTCTGGTGTTCAGGCGCGCCTTCATGCCTCACTAAAACGTGAGCTAAAAATCTTAGCAACCATCATCCGTGATTACATGCCATCAGAATATTCGTATGAACTTGATGGACAGTTTGATCGCCGCGCTGACTTTGATGCTCGGGTTGATGTTATACCTGTATCTGATCCAAATGCGTCAACAATGTCACAGCGTGTTGTTCAGTATCAGGCCGCTATTCAGTTAGCACAGCAGGCCCCACAACTTTACGATATGGGTAAGTTGCACCGTCAAATGCTAGAGGTACTGGGCATTAAGGACGCTGACAAAATTATTAAACTTCCTGATGATATTAAACCAGCAGACCCTGTGTCTGAAAATATGTCTATCTTGAAACAAGAGCCAGTCAAAGCCTTCAAGTATCAAGATCATGAGGCGCATATTCAAGTTCATATTGCCGCCGCTCAAGATCCTAAACTTCAAGAGATTGTCGGTCAAAGCCCATTTGCCGGAGCCATTCAAGCATCAATGGCGGCTCATATTACTGAGCATGTAGCGTACCAGTATCGCAAAGAAATTGAAAAGAATCTTGGCGTTGGACTGCCAGATGAAGATGCTAAGTTGCCAGAAGATATTGAACTTGAACTAAGCAGACTTTCAGCAGAAGCGGCTGGTAAACTTCTTCGCAAAGATCAGGCAGAGGCCGCGCAAGAAGAAGCAATGCGACAGCAACAAGACCCGCTTACTCAAATCCAACAACGCGAGCTTGCAATCAAAGAACAAGAACTTCAGCACAAAATTCAAATGGACATGGCTAAGTTGCAAGCCGATATGCAGAAGTCAGCGGCTAACATTGCTATTCAGAAGGAGCGCATTGACTCCGAAGAACAGCGAGATGGCGCTCGTATTGGTGCCAAGGTTGCCATGGAGCAAGATAAAGCAAGACGGGAAGAAATTAAAGACGGAATGCAGATTGGTATTGAAATCGCTAAAAACATTGGAGACTAAATATGGCGGAACCACTTACTGGGTATACACCGTTAAAGATTAAATTACGGGAGTACATGAACGCGGCGGCTGACCACATGGCTTCTGGCGGTTGCACGAACTTTGATGAGTACCAAAGAATGGTTGGCAAGGTTGAGGCTTTAGCTTTAGTTGAGCGCGACATTTTGGACTTAGAGGAAAAGTATATCGAAAGTTGACTGGGGTCTTCTAACAGTGTCAACTGTGGTGTATATTATAAAATGTGGAGACTTACAGGCGATAGCCTGCTAGGTACTGTGAACCTCAATCACTGCAAGGATGACGGATGTATTCTGCTACTAAAGAAGTCGATCAAAAGATCGCAATTAAAATACCAGATCCTTCTGGATACAAACTCTTAATTAAACCTTTAGAAGTCCAAGAAAAAACTGAAAGCGGTATTTATATGCCTGACGCCCTTAAGAGCGCAGAGCAAACCGCATCGGTAATTGGATTCGTGGTCAAGATGGGCCCTGATGCTTACAAAGACGCAAGTAAGTTTCCGAACGGACCGTATTGTAAAGAAGGCGACTTTGTAATTTTTCGTTCTTATTCCGGCACACGGTTTAAGATTGAAAAGCAAGAGTTTCGCCTTATTAACGATGACACTGTCGAAGCAGTTGTCGATGACCCAAGGGGATATACAAGAGCATGAATGATCCAGTAGAAAAATACGAAGACGACACCGAGATTAAATCTGGTGCTGATGAAAGTTCTATAGAACTTGAAATTGTAGACGATACTCCTGAAGAGGATCGTAACAAGCCGCGCCGTTCAGACGATGCGGAGCCTGATATTCCAGAGGACGATGAGATTGCCAACTATGGCGAGAACGTCCAAAAGCGTATCAAGCAACTTAAGTATGAGTTCCACGAGGAGCGACGCCGCAAAGAGGAAGCGTCTCGGCTACAGGATGAAGCCGTATCATACGCGCAAAAAATTTATGAAGAGAACCAGCGTCTCAAGAAAGCCCTTGAGGACGGCGAAGGCGTTCTGATTAATCAGGCAAAAGGCCGGGTTGAAGCAGAACTAGATAAAGCAAAGTCAGCCTACAAAGCCGCCTACGAAAGCGGTGACCCAGATGCTTTGGTTGAAGCGCAAGAAAAACTTTCTGAACTTCAAGCAGAAAAACTTCGGGTTAATTCTTTCAGACCTCAAAAGCAAGCAGAGACTCCAGCGCCAGAATTAAAAAAAGCGCCACAGCCTCAAAAGCCAGACGAACACGCAATGCGTTGGGCAGAAAAGAATGACTGGTTCAATAAAGATAAAATGATGACGGCGTTTGCCTATGGTGTGCATGAGGATTTAGTCAGCACTCATGGCATTGATCCGCGTCGATCACCAGAAATTTATTATGAACGCATCGATAAAGAGATGCGGAAAAGATTTCCAGACAAGTTCGGTGAGCAAAGTTTTGAGGACGCACCTGCTCGCCAAACTGGTTCCGTGGTTGCCCCCGCTAATCGGAGTGCAAAAAAACCACGCAGGGTGCAACTTACCTCAACGCAAGTCTCTCTCGCCAAGAGGCTTGGCCTGACTAACGAACAGTATGCGGCGCAACTCTTGAAGGAGTCATCTAATGTCTGATAGAACCCCACGCTCCAATACTTCCCGTGAAACAGAGGGAAGAAAAAAAACTTGGCAAAGACCGACTATGTTGCCCACCCCCGAACCCCGCGAAGGCGTAGAGTATCGCTGGATTCGCACCACAATGATGGGTGATAGCGACAATAAGAATGTGTCTTCAAAATTTCGTGAGGGTTGGACGCCAGTAAAGGCAGAAGATCACCCAGAGCTCCAAGTGTTGCCGGATATCGATTCTCGATTTGAAGGTAATGTTGAGGTTGGAGGATTGCTACTTTGCGAGAACTCAACCGATTATGTGGAAAGCCGTAGGGAAGCGCACGATGAAATGGCGCATTCGCAGATTCAATCTGTCGATAACAATTACCTACGTCAATCCGATCCTCGTATGCCTGTTCTGAACCCAGAGCGGTCTACGAAAACTTCGTTTGGTAAGTGACCTTAGTTAGGACGCTTACTGTAATTTAATGGCTAGATAGAGAAGAGGGACTTTGAAATGTCTTCAACTGCCGCTCCTTTCGGTCTGCGTCCGATTAATCGTTTAGGTTCTGGTTCTCAGGAAGTTTTCCGCCAGTATCCTATTGCGTCTGCTTATGGCACTAACATTGCTATGGGCGACATCGTTCAACTTGTGGACGGTGGCACTGCAACGACAATCGAAAAGCAGTCCGCTACTGGCGATGATACGACAGAAATCGACATCGTTGGTATTTTCATGGGTTGTTCTTATACAGACCCAAATACCGGTCAACTGACCTTCAGCCAAATGTGGCCAGCAAGCACTGTTGCTTCTGACGCAATGGCATTTGTTGTTGATAACCCAAATGTAGAGTTTGTTATCCAAGCGGATGGCGCACCTACAAACACTGGTGACATCTACGGCAAAAACACCCTGCTCGTTCAAACTGCACCGAACACAACCTTTAAGGTTAGCCGTGTGGCTTTGGATATCTCCGAAATCAGCACTGATGCACAGAACCCAATCCGGATTCTGGACTACCTCGGTGGTGATAAAGGCGATGAAAAGGGTACGTCTTATCCGTTGTTGGTATGTAAATTTAACTACCACCAGCACACTTCAACAACTGGTTCTGCATAAGGAGTGAATAATGACGATTTCACGCGCACAACTCCTGAAGGAACTGTTGCCCGGTCTTAATGCACTGTTCGGCATGGAATACGATAAGTACGAAAACGAACATGCTGAAATCTACGAAACCGAAACATCCGAACGCTCCTTCGAAGAAGAAGTGAAATTATCGGGCTTCGGCGCCGCTCCGGTTAAGCCGGAAGGTTCAGCGATTTCCTATGACAATGCACAGGAATCCTTCACTGCTCGTTACAACCACGAAACGGTTGCAATGGGCTTCTCAGTGACCGAAGAAGCTATGGAGGATAACCTCTATGACGCGCTCTCCGCTCGCTACACAAAAGCCTTGGCTCGCGCCATGGCTTATACCAAGCAGGTCAAGGCGGCTTCACTGCTGAACACTGGCTTCACCACTTTCCAATCTGGCGATGGTGTGACCCTGTTCAACGCCTCTCACCCAACTGTTGCTGGCGGTAACAACGCTAACCGTCCTTCTGTTGCGGCTGACCTGAACGAAACTTCTTTGGAAGATGCTGTTATCAACATCGCCGCATTCACTGATGAACGCGGTCTGTTGATTGCCGCTCGCCCACGGAAGTTGATCGTTCCACCTGCACTGATGTTTGTAGCAACTCGCTTGCTTCAGACAGACCTGCGGACTGGTACTGCTGATAACGACATCAACGCTCTGCGTAGCAATGGCTCGATCCCTGAAGGGTTCCGTGTCAACCACTACCTGACAGACACCGATGCGTTCTTCATCACTACCGATGTTCCAAATGGCATGAAGCACTTTGTCCGTACCGCAATGTCAACCTCAATGGATGGTGACTTCGATACTGGCAACGTTCGCTACAAAGCCCGTGAGCGCTATAGTTTCGGCGTATCCGATCCTCTTGGGATCTACGGTTCACCCGGCGCCTAAGTTAATTAGGCTAGAAACTTTTTGGAAGGGCGTCTTTCGGGGCGCCCTTTCTTTGTGTATAATGTATAAGAACCTTGACAGCCGCATGGTGTGGCTGACATTAGCCAAGACAAGGAGTTCCTCATGGCTACCACAACTTTTTCCGGTCCTATTAAAGCAGGATCGATCCGCGAAGGCGCATCTGCGAATGTCGGCTTCGTAAAAATGGCTCAAACTGCATCTTGGACTCAGTCTACAACCGCAGCTGATACAGGTATTACAATCCCTGCTAATAGCCAAATCACTGAAATTTCAATCTACATCACAACGGCTCCCGCTACTTCCAACATTAGTATGGGTACAAGCTCAACTTCTACTGAGCTGTTTACTGCTCTTGCCTCTGGCACAGCTGCAAATGTAATCCTGCATGGCTCTGACGGCACTATTACAGATGCAGATACTTGGGCTGATATTGGTTCCTCGGATGTTAGTATCTTTATTGACTTTTCCGCTGGTTCAACGGGTGCTGGCTATGTGACTGTAGAATACATTCAAAACATTAATAACGCCTAATAGGAGGCTGTTATGGCCATATCTGACATTTTCGCAGTGACGAAAACAGCGGATGCTACGGTATATGCTGGTCGCGCTCGTGTGCGTCAGATTCAGGTAAAGACAGCAACCTCAGGATCCCCGAAGATTATCTTGAAGGATGGAGGCGCAAGCGGCACAGCGCTGCTTGATCTTTCATTTGGCACAACTGATACATTTTCGGTTAACATTCCAGATAATGGGATCCTCTTTGGCACAGATGTTTATCTAGATCTGACAGATTGTTTAAGTGTGACAGTATTCCTGTCATAAAGGAGTTATCGAATGGCTGAGAAAAGTTCCATATCCCGCGTAGGGACTAGTGAGCCATTCGAGCTTCAAGTTGCTCGTGGGCAAATCACCTTCCATAAAACTGTTTTTAAGTTTGGCTACAACGCTGCTGTTGGATCCACCAAGGAAACTATTTGGGAACAAGGCGGTTTATACGCTTATCCCGCATCAGCAACAGTAATGACTATATCAAGCAGCTCAACTGACGACACTGCCGCAGGAACTGGTGCAAGAACAGTAGAAGTTTTTGGCCTAGACGCCGATTACAACGAAATAAACGAAATTGTCACATTGAATGGGCAAACAGCAGTTAATACCACAAAGTCTTACCTCCGTATAAATCGTGGCATTGTCCGCAGTGCAGGTAGTGGAGGTGCAAACGCTGGAACACTTTACGCAGGAACAGGCACAGTGACCGCTGGAGTTCCAGCTAATATTTACCTGACCATAAATGGTGATGGCGACAACCAAACATTGATGGCTCTTTGGACGGTTCCCGCAGGATACACAGCATTCCTTACAAAGATGGCTTTATCCACAGGGACATCTACCAACACCAAAGCCGTTTTGAATGCTAGTCTTGTAGCTAGACCATACGAAGAAGTCTTCCAGATAAAAGAAAGATTTACTCTTACAGATGGCGCACACGAACAGTTTTATACTTTTCCATTAAGGTTCACAGAAAAAACAGACTTAGAGATGAGAGCGTTTTCTTCTTCAGGCTCAGTTGACTTCAATGTGTCCGCCTCAATGGAGTTTGTTTACATTCAAAATGGTTGAGAGAAATCATGACTAGTAAATACCCCGGCATAAAGAGACTACCTTCTGGAGGCATTGAGTACAGAGGAAAAAAGTTTTCTGGTTTCAATAAGCCGCGCAAGTCTGACCGCGCTGGTAAAAAAGGAATGGTTCTTGCTAAAGAAGGTGATAAGGTTAAACTAATTCATTTTGGCGATTCGTCAATGGGTCATAACTATTCACCCGCCGCAAGGAAGTCTTTTAAAGCGCGCCACGCCAAAAACATTGCTAAGGGCAAAATGAGCGCCGCTTATTGGGCTGACAAGAAATTATGGGCTGGCCCAAGCGGATCTAAAAAATCTCCACCTAAATCACAAAAACACAAGAAGTATGGGAAGTCGTGATGGAAAAGGTAGAGGTAACCCTAGCAAGATTAGAAGAGCGCATAGCGCAACTTCAGGACGAGGTTCGGCATGTGCACAAAGAAGTCTCTGACTTAAAGGCACAAGCAAATAGGTGGAAGGGCGCATTCTGGGTAATGATTGCCATTGGTGGCGCTATAGGAACTTTAAGCCATATATTCTTTAGTTGGATAAAATGACCATATCTAGATCAAATATGTCAAAGCAATTAACAGGAAATAAAAAAGCCCCGAAAGGCTATCATTATATGCCAGACGGAAAACTTATGAAAAATAGTGCTCACAAGAAAGGTGCAAACATGAAAAAGAAACCAGTTGTTAAAGCCAATGTTGGCAAGATGCTAGAAACATTTAGCCCTGCTTATAGCATTATGAAAGGCAAGGGGCCTGTTGCTGACTTTGCATCAACGCTGACAGACGCAGGTGTAGGCGGAATTGCTGGCGCTATCGTAAATGAAAAGCGTAAGAAAATGGGCGCTACACCAGAAACTGGAATGGAAGCCAACAAGATGCAAGGTGCTACGCCATTGGCTGGTGGTGGGTATGTAAAGCGCTCAAAGCCTATTGATGGCGCCGCTGTCAAAGGCAAAACAAAAGGCCGCATGTGCTAGGAGATGTATTATGAGAGCCGCAAAGATGAGGTGTGCCGCTAAGAAGCCAGTAGCATTAAAAGGTGGCGGCTCCACAAAACGCAACCCAATGGCAAAGACACTGCAACAAAAGCAGTTCGGGCCAAAATTAGTAACGCCCAAGAAGGGCAAAGGATCTTACACAAGAAAGGGCAAGCCCCTTTCTTTCTCGTCTGGGGGTAAAACAAAATCTCGTGTCAATGAGTCTGGTAATTATACGAAGCCTTCTCTTCGAAAGCAATTATTTGAGAAGATCAAGTCCGGCGGCAAAGGAGGAAAGCCCGGACAGTGGTCTGCTCGCAAGGCGCAGATGCTTGCTAAAGAATACAAATCAGCAGGCGGAGGTTATAAAAACTAAGCGCTAATGATACATGTATTTTTATTAATGGTTTACATCGGAGTGGGAGATGAAAGAAGACTAATAAGTAATGACATGTATTTTGCTGATATAGTTAGATGTAACTTTTTTGCGAAAGAAGTTTCTAGGAGGTACGGGAACTATCAAGACATTCAAAGTATGGACGCTAGGGATAAAGTGACGGCGTATTGCGTTCCAAAGTTAATTAAAAAGGGGAGCGTAATGGTGTATTAATGGACCCAATCAGCGCAATCAGTATAGCAAGCACAGCTTACTCTGCCATAGTCAAAGGCTTTCAAGTGGGCCGCGATGTGGAATCTATGGCGGGAGATTTGGGAAGGTGGATGGGCGCCATACAAGATGTAAAAAATAGCCATGAAAAAGCAAGGGGCAGGAAGTTTGGGAGCATAGAAGAGGAAGCACTTGAGACATTTGCCGCTAAGAAAAAAGCGGAAAGAATGGAAGAAGAGTTAAGAAATTTTATAAAAATGAATTATGGTCATAATGCTTGGGACCAAGTAATAAGGATACAAGGTGAGATAAGAAAAGCAAGGCAGGAAGAGCAAGAGCGGCGCAAAAAGGAGTTTGAAGAACTTATAACAATTACAGCCATCATCTTGGGATTACTCATATTTGCTGTTATAATAACTGTGTTAATTTGGAAATTTAAATATGCCGCTTAAGAAACCTCAAAAGAGTCTGAAGGCTTGGACAAAACAAAAGTGGAGAACTAAGAGCGGTAAGCCATCGACTCAAGGTTCAAAGGCTACTGGTGAGCGCTACCTGCCTGAGAAGGCAATCAAGGCTTTATCTTCTAAAGAGTACGCGGCCACAACAAAAGCAAAGCGCAAGGGGACAAAGGCTGGCAAGCAGTTTGTTGCACAACCTAAGAAGGTAAAGGCAAAAGTTAAAAAGTATAGGAAGGTTTGATAATGGCTGTTGTTACACCAGATCTACCAGAAATTTTTGAAGAAGCATTTGAGCGGGCTGGCTTGGACATGAAAACTGGGTACGACCTAAGGACAGCGCGGCGTAGTTTGAACCTGCTAACATTGGAGTGGCAAAACCGTGGACTTAATCTCTGGACTATTGATGCTGGCACACAGGCTCTTACAGCGGGCACAGCAACTTATACAATGCCTACAGACACTATTGACCTCATTGAACACCAGATTCGTACAGGCAGTGGAACAAGCCAACTTGATACTAACGCACAGCGTATCAGCGTTTCTACATACGCTCAAAACGGCTCTAAGAATGTACAAGGAAAGCCTTCACAAATTTATGTTGACCGTCAAGCAACAAATGTTTCGGTTACTCTCTGGCCTGTACCGGACAGCAATGACTACACTCTCGCGTATTATAGACTTCGTGGGATCTCTGGGGTCTCGTCTGGGATAGGCACAACAGCAGATGTTCCGCCAAGATTTGTCCCCTGTCTGGTTTCGGGGTTGGCGTATTACATAGCCATGAAGAAGCCAGAAGTTGCGGGCCGTGTAGGGCCGCTTAAGCAAGAGTATGAGTTTCAGTTTGAGTTAGCCGCTAATGAAGACCAAGACTCGTCATCTATTAAGTTCGTGCCTTACGATACATTCTACTTAGGAGCATAACATGGCATCATCAGTAAAAGTTAAATCCGGGGATACACTGTCTCAGATTGCAAAATCAAAAGGTGTCACCCTTCAAGCATTGCTTGCGGCGAACCCTGACATTAAGAACGCAAATATGATTCGAGTTGGCCAAACTATTAAAATGCCAAAGGCTAATAGCGTACCGGGCAACACTAAGGGCAGTCCATACGGTCGCATGTCTCAAACCCAGATGAACATGCTCAAGGGGACCAAAGATCAACAAAGGGCGGTAACATCTGCTCTTCGTAGCGAAGTATCTCGTTCAGGCGCGCAGACTACGCCTACACCTAAAAAGGAAAAAGAAATTCTTAATGCACCTTTTAATAAGTTACGTGAACGTGTACTAAAAAATAAACCTACAAAGAAACCATCTTCAAACTCTGGTAGCATGAGTGGGTTGCGGGATGATGATGTGGCGGCGAAGAAGGGCGGCATTATGAGGGGCGATCACAGCGGTAAAGAGCTTAAAGCAAAACAAAATAGAACTAAAACTTTGCTTGGGTCAATAGATGAAGTAATGAACCCGGGCGGTAGAGAAAATCAAAAAAAGCGATTTGGCGGTGCTAGAAATGTACCTGCTTTAAGTGAGATTGCGCAAGGCACATACAATTACGCAAAGAAAAAACTTGCGAATCCCTCTAAGAAAGTTTCAGGTAGCATGAGTGGGCTTAAGGAAGGTGATGTGGCGGCAAAAAAAGGCGGTTACATGAAAAAGTATAAGTCAGGCGGAAAGACTTCATCAGAAGAAAACCGTTTGACTAAGTTGGGCCGCGCTAAGAAACCTCGGAGCCAACAGGGTAACAGCATGGCTAATGATGTTACCACCAGCCTCGGTCGCACACGCGCTGACATGGAGGCTGTAGCTCGCGGTGGCGTAAAAGCAAAAAACAAGGGCGGCATTATGCGTGGCGCTGGCGCCGCTACACGCGGTAAGAAGTTTGGACGGTGTAGTTAATAAATGGCTAATGCTAGGGGAAAATATGCCTACGGCATCTGCGATAGGACAGGGTTTAGATACAAACTAAACGAACTTGTTTACGAGGTTGTCAATGGCGTTAAGACTGGTCTAAGGGTTGGGCGCGATGTGTTTGACCCAGACCAACCCCAGAACTTTGTAGGGCGAGTTAGGACTAACGATCCTCAGTCATTGAGCAATCCTAGGCCAGACAGAACTGAGCCAGCCACAGCAAACCAATTAGGCAACAACCCATTTAAGACCGGGACCCCCGGTGCAACAACAGACATTACGGTAACGGAAACAAATCATGGCAGGGATAGCGGGGACACTGTTAGGTTTAGAAACGTGGATGCGTTTGCTGGTATCTCGAAAAGTGCGATAGAACTTTCTTCTGGGTATGAGATTACAAAGGTAGATGCAAACACATATACTGTAACTGTATCTGCCACAGCAAGTGGCGCTGATATATATGGCGGTGGGACACTGGCAAGCGCTGGGCCTGTAACATTTAGCGCATAGAGGTAAAGATGTCTTTTACATATGGCGAACTTAAAACGGCTATACAAGATTTCACAGAAAATGATGAGACATCCTTTGTTTCAAACATACCAGTGTTTATCCGTGCGGCTGAAGAGCGTATTTTAAAAAGTGTAGACCTAGAAAACTTTAGAAAAAATGCTACGTCTAATCTTACTTCAGGTGACGAGTATCTTTCTTTGCCTTCAGATTTTATGGCTCCGTTTTCTTTGTTTATTTCTCAAAGCGGTTCTGAGGCTTTCCTTTTGGAAAAAGATGTAAACTTTATGAGAGAGGCATACCCAGACAGAACATCAACTGGGACGCCAAAGTATTACGCAATATTTGATACATCAGCAACAGCGGTAGGCGGCAATGTGGCGGGTAACTTTATCCTTGGTCCAACGCCCGATTCTAACTACGCAGTAGAACTGCATTACTTTTATAGACCAGCCAGCCTTACTGCTGGCGCTGATACAGAATATACATGGCTCAGTACCAACGCGCCTAACGCCCTGCTTTATGCTTCACTAGTAGAAGGTTATATCTACATGAAGGGTGAGCAAGACATTATTGCCATGTATGAGGGACGCCTCAGCGAAAGCATGAGTCGCCTTAAAGACTTGGCAGAGGCGCGCGAAAATGATGACGCTTACAGAGAAGGTCTACCTCGTAGACCTCGCACATAAGGAGTAAACTATGGCAACAAGTAACGCCGCAACCACATATCTTGAACACGCTGTTCTAGATTTTATTTTCAAGAACAACTCGGAAAGTTTTACCACTCCGGGCAACAGCATTTACATTGGATTGGCTACGGCTGTTTCTAATCCAGAAGCTGGCACAGTTACCGAGGTAAACACAACTACAGAAGATGCTAACTATGCTCGTCAGCAGGTGACGGCAGCTAACTGGACACTGGCTTCTGTCGCAACAGATGCTCAGACAGTAACCAATGCGGCAAACATTGAGTACAGTGCATCGAGCGGTATTTCTTCATATACTGTGACGCATGTGTTTATTGCAGATGCTTCCACAAGCGGCAACATCTTGTTTATCGGTGCACTTGACGCCAACAAGACCATTGCTTCTGGTGACATCTTCCGCATCAATGCTGGTAACCTAACCGTTGAGTTGAAGTAACATGGCGCTAGTTCTCGCTGACCGAGTTAAGGAGACGACAACCACCACTGGCACTGGCACTTATACGCTTGCTGGTGCGGTAAATGGTTTTGAGTCTTTTAACAGCGTTGGCGATGGCAACACAACATTTTACTGTTGTTCAGATGGCACCGACTTTGAGGTTGGTATAGGTACATACACTGCATCTGGTACGACCTTGGCCCGTACTACGATTTTGCAGTCAAGCAACTCTGACGCGGCGGTGAACTGGGGGGCTGGCACCCGTACGGTATTCTGTACGCTTCCAGCCGAAAAGATAGTGCATGACGATAACTTACAGTCTGAGGGTCTTGTTTACTTTGACCCAGCAGGTGAAGCCGTAGCACTGGCGATAGCATTAGGATAGAGAAATGGCAAATGCATTCAAATCAGAAACGGATACAGCAATCGGCACATCTCCTGCCACTGTCTATACTTGTCCATCTTCTACTCAGGTAACAATTATTGGCTTGACTGTTGCTAACATTGTCACGAGTCAAATAGAGGTTGATGTACAGTTGGATGCAAGCACTCGCACTAGTGGCGCGGAAGACAGCGTGTATGTCATTAAGGATGCCCCTGTTCCAGTAGGGTCTTCTTTAGTTGTCATTGGTGGAGAACAGAAGGTTGTAATGGAGCCGGGGGATACCTTAAAGGTTACCTCTAACACAGCTTCATCAGCAGACGTGGTGGTGTCTTTACTGGAGATCAGCTAATGGGTTACCTTGGTGCAGGTGTTACACGCTTTAACACGGCAGATGGACTGACCGTAACAGGTGATGCTGATATCACAGGCGCTATCACGACTGATGGCCTGACCACTACTGCCAATGTTAACTTCGGCGACAACGACAAGGCTATCTTCGGTGCTGGCTCTGACCTTCAGATTTATCATGATGTAAGTCATAGTTACATCGTTGATAACGGCACTGGAAACTTGCGAATAAAGGCGCAAAACTTTCAGGTTTTGGGCAATGCAGACAGCGAAGCGCAGATTGAAGCGTATCAAAACGATGGCGTTTATTTGTATTTTGACGGCAATCAGAAACTCGCCACCACCTCTGGCGGCATTGATGTCACTGGCACTGTGACGGCTGATGGGCTGACGGTTGGTGACGGTCATCAGATTGGCGATGAAACTACTTACGACAATCTTGTTATTAAAAGTAGCACTGATGAGAATATGGTTTTGTCTGCTGGTGGTACAGGGCAGTTTATTTACAAAACTGGTTCAACCACACTGGACAACGGCAGTGAGAAGATGCGCCTCACTAATGATGGAAAATTAGGGCTGGGGACGAGTAGTATTAGCGGAAACGATGGAACACTTATTGTTGAGGGAAGTGATGGCAAGCATCCAATAATAAAAGGAAATGATGGCAGCGGAAATGGATTTACGCTTCTTGCTGACAATTACCTATCAACCGAAAGTCAGCTTAATTTGGGGTTGAGTCACTCTGGCTCCAACGTAGTCCTTTCAAGAAATTGCAAAGTTAGTGATGTGGCTGATGACACTTATTTATCGTCACAAGACGTTTATACAACAAAACCAGCCGCTTTTACTTTAGACGAAGATGGTTCATTCCGATTTTACAATACAAATACTAGTGCAACTCGCTCTGTAGATAGCACTGTTACTTTAGATGAACGTATGCGTATCGACAGTTCTGGCAACGTGGGCATTGGTACGAGTTCGCCGCAAGCAAGGGCTGAAATATCTGGTGGGCTGGATAACCGTTTAAGAATTAATTCAACAGACGGCACAACATCAAATAACTACGGTATTGACTTTTCAACTGCTGGGACTGTTCGTGCAGGTATAAGATATAATGCAGGAAACAACTATCTAGCTTTTTATGGTTATGACAACACAGAACGTATGCGCATCGATAGCAGTGGCAACGTGGGCATTGGGACGAACAGCGCGACCGCTAAATTGGATATGTCAGATGTCTCACGCTATACTTTTAATGTTGGTAATGCCTATACGCTTCAGACATCTGTAAATGCCGCAGTGTCAGCCTTTGTTGACGATTATAAAAACGCTGCACAACATATCTGGCAGATTAGCGGCTCAGAACGTATGCGCATCGACAGTTCTGGCAACGTGGGCATTGGGACGAGTTTGCCAGATACGTCACCATCGACCAAACTACATATCCGTGAAGATGATGCTGTTGATTACAAGGCAAGGGCTGTTGTTCAAGCTACAGACCAGCGTCTAGTTGCTGGCTCACATTGGCAGTCTGGGGTTACGGCTTATTCATATCTTCAAGCAACCAACGATGCTGAAACTATACCAAACAATCTTTTGTTAAACCCAGATGGCGGCAACGTGGGCATTGGAACGGATTCGCCAGCGGCTAAACTTGAGGTTTTGGGTTCAGACGATGCTAATAATTTAATCGTTGGTCATAACGATACTGATTTTGCCGTTTATACAGATAGCACAGTCGGTGAAGTTAGGTTAAAAGCTGAAGATGGAAGCGGCAGTAACTTTTCTAAGTTTATGTCATTTTACACACAGCCCTCTGGTTCTTCCGCCGCAGAACGTATGCGTATCACACCAGACGGCAAAGTGGGCATTGGAACGAGTTCGCCTTCTTTACCGCTTCATATTAATGGTTCATCTGCTGGTGATGGTATTGTTTATTCACGTTCTGGCACAGAGTATTTCCGCATTGACGATACTGGCACTGATATGAACATTAAGACTACTGGCGGTGGTCATACAATAACTTTTAATACATCTGGCTCAGAACGTATGCGCATCGACAGCAGTGGGCGGTTGCTAGTCAACAGAATATCAGCGTCAAATAATGGTCTTATTGAATTAGACTACGAACCCCTTACTGCAAGGGATAAAGGAATCGTTCTTAACAATTCTAACGGAACAAGTGGTGGTCAGGCTTGTAATTTTTTATTTAGCGGTACAAGTGTTGGTAACATTACAACCACCCCTAGTTCTACCGCCTACAACACCTCATCAGACCACCGCCTAAAAGAAAACGTAACGGCAAACTGGGACGCAACCACACGTCTCAAGCAACTCAACCCTGTTCGCTTTAACTTTATTGCTGATGCAGATACCACAGTCGATGGCTTCCTAGCACACGAGGTGCAGAGCGTAGTGCCAGAGGCAATTACTGGCACACATAACGAGGTAGATGACGAGGGCAACCCTGTCTATCAGGGCATTGACCAGTCTAAGCTAGTGCCGTTATTAGTAAAGACTATACAAGAACTTGAGGCTCGCATAGCCGCATTAGAAGCCAACTAACAGGAGTAAATTATGGCAACCTACACTTGGGATTTCCCACAAATCGACACAGCCCCTAGCGAGGGTTCTTTAACAGACGTAGCCAAGTCAGTACACTGGCGTCTGACAGCAACACACGACAGCGCAACGAATGACGAAGGCGCACCGCTTTCTGTCAGCGCGTATGGCAGTGCTGGTGTTGGCGAGGCTAATGCTGACAGCTTCACAGCGTTTGACAGCTTGACACAGGAACAGGTAAAGGGCTGGGTGCTGGCATCACTGGACAAAACCGAAGATGAGCTAGAAGCTATGCTTGATCAACAGTTAGAAGCTATGATCAACCCACCGATTGAAAGTAAATTACCATCAACTTGGAGTTAAGAATGACTGAAAAGACTAATGTAGTAAACATCAATGGCAAAGACTATTCTGCGGAAGACTTAAACGAGCAGCAGACTTACTTGATTAATCAGGTTAGATCTTGCCAGCAAAAAGCAGCTAACATCAGGTTTGAGCTAGACCAAGTACAGGCTGCACAGGATGCTTTTACAAATGCGTTAATCAAGTCCGTAGAAGAAAAGGACGAAACTGAGGTAGCATAAATGGCTTATCTGGGTAAAACACCATCACAAGCTGTACGCAGCCGCTATTATTTCACCGCATCTGGCGGCGAGACTTCGCTGTCTGGCACGGATGATAATGGTAACACGCTGACTTTTACTGACGGCAACTATGTTGATGTCAGCCTGAATGGTGCT